TGCTGCTGCTGCTGCCGCTGATGTTGAGGATGAGGAGGAGGATAAAGAGGAGGATGAGGAGGAGGATAAAGAGGAGGATGAAGAGGAGGATAAAGAGGAGGATGAAGAGGAGGATGAAGAGGAGGATAAAGAGGATGATAATATTAGTTCAACCGAAACCGATGAATACGAAAAAGATAATAAAGAACACTCTATGGAACATCTCGTTGAAGCAACCAAACTAATTAATCTTCATTTTGGTCATCATCTAGAAAAAGAAAAAACCGCAATATTACTTCTGCTAACAAATTTGGGGAAATGATAATGATTTAATGGACTAGTTTCGCGATAATCCTATGTAGAGTATCCAGTTTACAGAAGTTTAATCCTTCATTCAAAATTTTTCCAAAAATTTCCCAAAAAAAAGTAGTAAGCCATTTGGCTTTTGAAAAACCGAAAAAAAAGCATTTTAGACTGACTTCATAACAAAACATAAAATTCATAAAAAAACAAGGTAATAATTATGGTAAGGACATTTTGTCCCTAAAATCCCCCAAAACGGCTACTACTTTTCGAGTAGCATAAAAGTAGTAAATTACTACTTTTCAAAACGCCATTTTAAAAATGTATTTTGAAAGGTAATTAGTCAGGTCATTAGTTTATGAATTTTCAAGTTTTGAGACTGTCAGTAACAAATTTAGCAAAAATGCTACTAATGCTACCTCGAAAAGTAGTAAATTTCTCTCTGATTTTTGTGTAAAAATGCCGAGCACTCAAATGGAACACCATAATTGCTTATAAAGTTGGAGATACCGTTTTTATTAAGTAAGGATTAGATAAATAATAATAGTTTATAGTTAGGTTTCCCTCTTGTTTTCTGGATACTTATAAAATTGAAACACTTTTTGCTGTATAGACTTACCTTACCCCAGACCAAGTTATAAAAAATGACTTTCTTCCCCCCAAACTGCTTTAGTCTTATCCTTTCATTTATGCCTACGACTAAACCCGCCCGAGACCACAGCCGTAGAGTTGCTACTGTAATTAAACTTAGTATAGACACGGCGACGGAAGAAGTCGATTGGTTTCTTGAGGCGTTCCTTGGAAAACGTCCAATCGTACCGACCCTATCTATTTATGAAATTTCTGCAAAATATTATGGGTTTACTTGCCACGGTGCGAGAAATCACGGGCGTTTGAATCGTCGCAGGCAGTATAAATATAAACGAGTTGCTCCCCACCATGTAAGACAGGCGGTTAGCGCATTCCAATATAATAGGAGGAACGACCCCAAACTGTTATATGATTGCGCATTTATTAAACACCTAAAAGAATACAACCTTCCTCATATATCCCATAAATATAATACTTTACATTTAGAAAAATGGGACGAAGAAGCGGAGGAGGGCAGCTTTTATAGGCGTCATATTTTACAATACGAAATAAAGAAACAGATTAATCCATTTGGTGGAATATACGAGATAAAAACGTTACCTAAGGCGTGCGAACTTCAACAATATTGTCGAGACAATAAAATGAAGGGATTTTCCAAACACAAAAAAAACGAGTTAGTTACCTTTATTATGAAATATAATTTAGACTAAAATAAATAGTTAGTTTAGTTAGTTAGTTTTTTATTGTGTTTCATACATAGGAGAGATGGGTAATTAATGTTGAGGAAATAGTACATGTAAGCGAAAAACTACTAGAGAGGGATTAAATATTCATGATTCACTGGATATTATCACTGGATACGATAACTTGATATAAGGTATTTAGAAAAAGGATTAAATGAAATAGGGCATGCCATTTACATTTGGTGTTCGGATTATTCTCTCGTTTCAAAAAATAGATAGTAATAGCTGCAAATAAAAACGTAATATAAGTGGAATACCCAAATAATATTACTAATGATACACCGTAAAGGATGGCTACAAATAGATCTAACAGCCTTAACCAGTCTTCATAAGTTTGTTTATAGGAACGCATATGATGCAATGTAGAAACTATTCCTAGAGAGATATTTATAAAACCAAACCAATGTGGTAGATTGGTATTATATAGTAATATAATGATACCTATGATTACAAATAATAAGGAGGTATATACTGTCCAATAGATACATTCCGGGTTCCAGTCAGGATATACGTAGAAAGGTAATTCATTTAAGGTAAAATTACCTTCTAGTCCCATGGGCATAGCAGGTGTAGCCATAATGGGAGATGGAATAGCTTCACTCATATACCTTAATGCATTTTTTAAACAAGAAACATCTCGGTATAAAGATATTATGTGGAGTTATGTTATGAGTAATATATATACATGTAGTGCGTGTAAATATACTACGAACCGCTTATGGAATTATACTAAACATGTTCAAACAATAAAACACATGGCTACTATTGATCTAGAACGCAAAAATAGTCATGAAAAAAAGAAAGATAATATAGGATTGCTGTTTATATGTACTGATTGCAATAAAAAATATAAACATAAAAGTAGTCTTTATCGTCATCATACACGATGTTTAAAAACAGTTGTACTATCTAAAAAGGAGTATGAATTAGAAATGAAATGTAATAAATTAGAAGGACGATTAAAAGCTCTAAAGAATATAGAAACGAACCAAATAGTTAATCAAGTAGTTCATTATAATCCAACCAATATAAATATATATCTAAATAATAACTACAAAGATGCTATGACTATGAAGGATTTTGTTGAAAAATTATCGTTAACGATGGAGGATTTGATATATACTAAAGATATGGGATATGTTCGCGGAATAAGCAATATATTGCTAAAGAACCTTAAAGAACTATCATTAGATCAACGTCCTATACATTGTATACGCGAGGCTAATACCAAAGAATTATATATCAAGGATGATAATTCTTGGGAAAAAGATAAAGGAATGCTAGATAAAGGAATTACTAAAATAAAAAAATTACAAATCAAGGATTGTCATAAATTAACCGAGGACGACGAGTTTTTAAAAATGGTGAAACAAGTAACCGACACAAATAAAGCGAATAATAATAAAATTAAAGGCATTTTAAAACTAAATACCGAGCTTATATTTTAATAGATTACCCTGCCGTAATGCTTCTTGCGACGCCGAGACTTTTTCCGGCGACAGAAGGAACGCTTCTGCCCACTAGCCCAATTACAATTAGACATTCGTCTGCATGTAGAAGGTTTCTTTTTTCTACAAGGAGAACCTTTTAACCGATGTCTACGATAGGAACGGGTTTTTGTACTAGCCATTATATATTCTATTGAGAAAAAATTATTATCCAGGATAATATCTTCCCGGATAGTATCCTTCATGTTGGTTTCGTCCGGTTAATCTCCCTTCATTCGCCTTTTTTTTCTCCCTCTCTTCCTGTGCCTTTATTAGTTGCTTGGCTTTGTAATCATCCATCATTTCCTGTTCCTTTTTTATTTTCTCTTCTTGCTCCCTTTTATATTCTGGGTCGTGGTATCGCGTCGGGTCACGCCTCTCTTGGTGTCGTCTCTCTTGTTCGCGCCTCTCTTGGTGTCGTCTCTCTTGTTCGCGCCTCTCTTGGTGTCGTCTCTCTTGTTCGCGCCTCTCTTGGTGTCGTCTAGGATCAACATTAGTTTTATTAATTTCGCTACCAGGTAGATTTACATTGGTTGGTAGGTTATTGTCTACGATAATTGGTGCGGGAGGTTTAGGTACTAGGGAAGATACGTCGTTAGACGGGGAAGGTAATTGAGTGCAATCAATTAGGCTCTTCTTTTTAATAAAATAGTACTCATATACCGAGGTATAAATTTTTAAGCCTTTAATATAGTCGTTATTACAATCAAAATAGCATTTAGCGATTGTTTCTCTCACTTTGGGAATCATTTTATCTAATTTGTCTTCTGTTAAGCTAGACTTAATGATCCATTTATTATTTTGCTTTTCAAATATATCTTTAATAAAAGAATAAAGTTTTTCTAAATTCTGATGATAACGCTTACGCATTTGGCCTATATGTTGTTTATATTTAATTCCTAATTTGGTCTTGTCTATACAGGTGTATTGAAGAGTCTCATTAAATTCTCTACATAGTCTAGTGCTACAATAATCATTGTAGAGAATATCTTTCTTGTAGTCGGTCGCTTTGTTTTTATTTTCCTTATATTGTTTGGTTCTATTAGAACAGTTGCTTTTTTTACCGGTAAGATTTTCACTAAAGAGTTGGATGCTATTTTCAAAAAGGTTTTGTTTTGTGTTTGGGTCTTCCCATTTAAATAAATCGGTATAGGTTTTAGTTCCTATTTCATTATCCCATTGTTTTAACGGGTAATTGTATTTATCCGTTAGTTCTTTACAAACAGTTTTATCCGCGGGTTTATCCGCTTTGTCGTTACCGTTTATAGCGGATTCCAAATTATTTAGTCGGTTTAAACAAAAATTAGCGTTAGGAATTTCACGAAATTTTTGAAGATTATAAGACAGAAGATTTTTATACGACGGATTATCTGATGACGCCACAGGTTTAATAGTATCTACAATTGCAGCAAACACATGTGCAATCTTAACATAAAACTCACTCAACTGTTTACACATATGTGCTTTACGGGCCGGGTCTTCTATTCTCTCTTTGTTCCATGCAGACCGGCTGATACTATATATCTTTTCTTTCGCCTTAATTCCTTGACCGAACACTTCTACCTCGCTTAGCGTGAAATTTTTATCAAATGCCTTCTGAGTTAGTATATTTAATTCGCTACAATATTTGGGATTCAACAAGAAATCCATCTCCGGATTTTCTAATATATAATCTGCCGCAATCTGATTAATTTCATTTATCGTTTCCGCATTATCTGACTTTGATTTGGCGTTGCCCATTATAATTTATTTATATAATAAAATTGAATAAATATTTAAATATATAGTTAAAAGGTAACTAAGGGATGAGTTCAAAAACTCAAAAAAAACGAGGATCCAAAACCAAAGCAGAAATAAAGAGCATTTGGGATTCATTTGATGAGGAAGATGTGACAAAAGCACCCATGGAATGTGTATATGACCATAAAGTCAATATTGAATTTTGTAAATTATGTTCGTCTTCTCTCGCATTTAATGATGAGCATCTAATGACGTGTACAAATACTGGTTGTGGAATAATATATACGAATATAGTGGATGATGCAGCGGAATGGAGGTTTTATGGTAATAGTGATAATCCGGGCGCAGATCCTACTAGATGTGGCATGCCGGTGAATCCGCTTTTGGAGCAGTCGTCATATGGTTGTAAAATCCTTTGTACGGGTAAAGCCAGTTATGAGATGAGAAAGATTCGGAGATATACCGCATGGCAGAGTATGCCATATCGCGAGAAATCCAATTATGATGATTTCCAGCGAATTATATCCATGTCAGGGAATGCAGGTATTCCTAAATTGATTATTGATGAAGCATTAAGATATCATAAGAACATTGTGCAGCAAAAGACCTTTCGGGGCATTAATAGAGATGGTATTATTGCCGCCTCGATCTATATTGCGTGTAGAGTGAATAACCATCCACGCACACCAAAAGAATTAGCGACTATTTTTAATTTGGATAATACAAGCGCTACCAAAGGATGCAAGAATGCGATTAAAATATTGAATAGCTTTGAATCTCAAATGGATCAGTGTGATAAAACCACCTTTAGTACTACAAAACCGGAAGCTTTTATCGAGCGGTTTTGTAGTAAATTGAATATGACTACGGAATTGACTAAATTGTGTCAGTTTATTACCATGAGAATAGAGCAGAAAAATTTGGTTCCGGAGAAGGCACCACAGTCAGTAGCAGCAGGAATTATTTATT